CTTCTTCTTCTTCTTCTTCTTGTACTTGTTTGATTACAACTTCTTCTTGTACTTGTTTGATTACAACTTCTTCTTCCTCAGAAAATTCATCAGCAACTCCCCTTTTAATCCACATTGAAGCAGAGCCAAGAGAGTTATCTATTTCGTAAATTTTACCTTCTTCGAAAGAGACAGTTCCTTTTACAGTAACATTGCTATTAAATTTTAATTTCATAGTACCTCCATACAAAAAGGGGATAAATTTCTTTATCCCCTAATTTAACTATTATTATCTAGTATGACTACTAATTAAATATCGTTAGAGTAAGCTGGTTGGTGGATTGCATCAGAGATGTAAACAGCTCCGGCCAATTTAGCTGCTGTAGAGATAGCAACATCAACTGAGAACCATGCAAATCCATTGTTTACGTCTAGGTCGCTATCTAGAACTTCGAATACAACTAAACCGTCATCAGCAGTAAAAGTCGTAGAAAGGTCATAAAGAGAAGCTGCAACGTCACCTGGATCTACTTGAGTAAAAGCTATAGCTGCTCCAGACTTAACATAATACTTATTAGCTACTGCTAGAACTTTAGAAGTCCCTGCTGCTGCAGCATTATGTTGTTTAAGTGTGAATTGGACTACCGCCGGAAGAGCAGATGTTCCCATGTTGATTACAACTGAGCATCTTTTAGCTTCGTCCATTTTAATTCTAGCACCAGTAATAGCTGCTGCGTTCATGTCTACAGGACCAAACGCTACCTTGGCATTGTTTTCTTCTAATAAAAAATTGTTATCCATATATTCTCCAATTAAGTTAAGTTCATTTTAGAAAGAGGCCCTCAATTAAGAGGGCCATTAATAATTAGTGTCTATCAGCAAGAGTAACGATAGCTGACATAGAGTGATTTCCAAACTCAGTTACAACTGGAGTTTTGAACGGACATTGACCGTCTAAACGTAAGCTGAATTTATAAGCTTGAAGATCTCTATCAAAGTACAAGTGAGAAGAAACTGCTTGTTTCATTCCACCAGCTTTAACGATTGTGTAGTAATATCCAAGGTTTGCAAGGATTATATCCCCTTCATCTCCTAAAGCTGGCATAGAACCAATTAAAGGGATTACTGGCAATCCTAAAAGGACACCGTAAGGAGATTGGTTCATTTGAGAACCTGGAGAAAGGTAGATAAAGTTTCCAAGATCATCTTTCATCATTCTTAATTGTTCTTCACAACCAGCGTTGATGTACCAAGCTGCTCCAGCGCGAGCTGAAGGAATTACAGAAGAGTACATTTTAATTACGTTACGAGCTACGATAGTAGCTGCAACTTGGCCGCCTTCTTTAGGAGCTGCGATTTTAAACCCAGCATTCAATAAACCTTTTGGTTTACCTACACCGTCACCAGTTAAGATGGCAGAGTTTACTTTGTGCATGATTGCTTCTGGGGCCATAGTTTTGATGTATGATTCTAGGGCTGTGCTATCTTCAAGAAGCTCGTCTGAGATAGTTACTAAAGCTGTAAGTTTATGAAGTTTTAAAGATGCAACCCCAAATTTATTTTTTGAAGCCGTATATTGACCGCCTTCAGATGCCCATAGACAAGATACACCACCAGACCAAGGAGATGTTTCATCAGTAGGAATTGAAAGAGAGTTTCCTGCAACTTGAAATTGTTTAGTTTTAGAAAGAAGAGATTCATCTGCTTGAAGTTTTTTAGATACTTCTCCTAACATTTCTTCAGGAATTAAAAATCCTCCATCTTCCCCATTGCGTTCAAACATTGTGTTGTCAAATCTCTTATCGAATTTTCCGTTAGCAGCATTTTTTACTGATCCAAGAAATTCTCCGAAAGATTTAAATCCACCGTTTTTATCTGTTCTTGCTGGAAGAACTTCTGCTCTAGTAACTGCTTCTGGAGCAACTTTACGAGCTGGAATTGTACTAGCAGCTAGTACTACTTCCATTTTTTCTTTAGCTTCGATTTTAGATTTCAATCCTTCAAATTCTGAGCTGAAGTCATTGATTTCGTTTACAATTTCATCGTTGAAATTTTCAACTGCATTCAGTTCTTCTAGCTTTGCTAGAACTACTGCTAGACGTTCTTTCATTTGTGCCAAATTCATTAGTATCTCCTATCGTTTGGTTGTTAAATAACTAGAGGTCTAGCTGCGCGGTATGCGAGTTAATTCCCTATTTTATATTTTTACTTTTTAAGTATTCTTTCGCTTTATTATTAAACTCAGATAATTTGTTTTTGACAAGTACATCTGCATTTTTCATTTGAGGTTTTTTATTAAAGTGTGTAGATCTCTCAATCATTGAAGCTGCAATGTGGAGAGTGTCACAATTTTTAAAATTACTGTCTGCAAATTTCATGTCGATAGCTTCAGTAGAAGTCATCCAAGTTTCAGCAGCTAGCATATTAGAAATTTCTGCTCTACTTAATCCAGTTTTCTTAGCATACAAAGTTATCATTTGTTCTTCGATCTTATCTAGAACATTAATCATTCTTTCTAGTTCTGCAGAATTTCCGTAAACACCTACAAGAGGTCTATGGATCATAACCATAGATCCATCTCCAACGATGATTTCATCTGCTGCTAATATAATGATAGAAGCTATTGAAGCTGCTAGCCCATCTACATAGGCTACTACTTTTCTCCCCTTAGATTTTTCCGATTTCAATAGCTCATACATGGTCATTCCATCAAAAACATTTCCTCCTGGGCTATTAACTCGGAGTTGTATTTCTTTAGTATTGGCAGGGATCTGGTTTAGGGCATCTTTAAATGCTTTTGCAGAAACTCCACCCCACATAGATTCGCCAATATCATCGTAAAGAAGAATTTCGGCAACATTGTTTACTTTGTTGTTTATTGTGAGAGATTTTTTAACACTTTTTAAATCAATTAATTGACCCATATCTAGGCCTCCTATAGTAATTAAAGAGTATTTGGTATAATATGTAAAGATATGGATAATTTGAAAAATAAGATTCGAGTGGTGGATACCGCCACTATGTTGCAAAGAGCCGTTGAAGTTCACGGGGATCTTTATGACTACTCTAAATCGGAGTATATCAGGAATGACTATAATATTATTATAGGGTGTAAAATCCATGGAGATTTTTCCCAAACCCCTAGTTCTCATGTTTCGACAAAAAGGGGGTGTCCTAAATGTGGTAGGGAGAGAACTACTTCTGCGATAATTTCCAGCAAGGGAATTACCTGGGATAGAGTTCTGGTCAGAGCTTATAAATTAGGTGTTAGTATTGTTTCAGAATGTGTCGGCCCTATTAACTATAATCTGACACTTAATTTAAGTTGCCCTACTCACGGAGTATTCTCTAAAACTGTTAGGCAATTTTTCACCCGATCTGAAAATAGGGCTTGCTTTAAATGTTCCAGAGACTATGGGGCAGATTTAAGAAGAAACTCTATTGACAAAGTTTCTAAAACCTTACTGGAAATTTACGGGGACAGATACGATTTCCCATATCTGGGAAAAGAATATAAAGACTCACACTCCAAAATAACTGGTGTGTGTGGCACACATGGGGAATTTGCTAGTTTGTACTACGACCAAGTAACAAAAAATGTAGGGTGTCCTAAATGTAAGGGAGATGAAACTTCTGTTAGGCTAAGTTTAAAATTTGGCGAGTGGTTGGACTATTGTAATAAGAAATACAGTAGTAAATATGATTACTCCTTAGTTGATTGGGATACTAGATATTGTGAAAATTTGAATATTGTCTGCCCATCTCACGGGAGTTTTCTACAGAATTGGAAGGACCATGCGCATGGCTGCGTTATGGGTTGTCCAAAATGTGCTGTAAACTTCTCTAAGGGAGAAGAGGTCTTAGCCAGTTATATTGGAGAGATTTACAGAGGGGTAATTTTAAGGAACTGGACAGGACTATTACTAAGTAATCTTGAAGCAGATATTTTCCTCCCTGAAATTAATTTGGCAATTGAGTATAACGGACTGCATTTCCACTCATCTAGGACTAAGGATTCTAATTACCACACGAATAAAAGAAGGGCTTTCAATAGAGAGGGAATAAGAGTAATTCAAATTTGGGAAGATGAGTTTAAAAATAACAAGGAAGTAGTCAAAGCCTATTTAAGGAATGTTCTAAATAAGGATATCACTAAAATATACGCGAGAAAGTGTTTACTAATAGAGGTAAGTTCTGACAAAGCGACAATATTTCTAGATGAAAATCACCTTCTGGGAAGTGGTGGCTCTGCTTCAACTTATCTTGGGTTAAACTACGATGGAGAACTAGTTTGCCTAATGGCATTTAAGAAGGGGTATTCCGGGTGGGAACTTCAGAGAATGGCAAATAAAATAGATACCTCAGTTGTTGGAGGATTTTCAAAACTACTGACTAATTGGAGGAGATCAAATCCATTGGAAGATTTAGTGAGTTATGTTGATCTAGATAAATTTGAGGGTGGAGCATACTACAAAAACGGGTTTCAGTATGTCACTGAAAACCGCACACTTCACTATGTGTATAAGGATAAAAGAGTATCTAAGTTTAAATTTAGGAGGAAAGAACTAGCTAAAATTTTAGGAGGTAAATTTAATCCTGGAGCATCCGAGAAAGAAAATTGTAGGATTAATAAAATACACCAAATTTGGAATTCAGGAACAGTTACTTTAAAGCTTCCTAAATATAACGAATTCCGTGGTCCGCATATCTGCTCTCTTCCTCCTTCTCTTGAATCCACCCTGCCAAACACATAAGCAAACAAATGATAGGATCGATCTTCAAACTCTCATGGCTTTTGCGAGGATAGACGTTACCAGCCGCATCAGGTTTTGCAATCACATTTCCAATGCAGAATCGTAGTAAGGGAGATCCATTATGTGATATTCTTTTTTCTCTGATTAGCGCATCAAGTGTTTTCATGGCCTCTGAGAAGTTGGCCACGTTCATTCTAAATTCCACCATATTTATATTTTTCTTTTCCATGCTTTGAGAGAAGGACACAGCGTTCCAAGGATCAAAGTGAGTTGAATGATTCCTCAATTTTTTTATTTCGGTTTCAAATTCTTTTTCAAGAATGGGGTAATTTATTGCTTCCCCAGGAGTCTTAAATAAGTACCCGTCCCCGACACAATTATCAAACAATGCATTTTTAGATTCTTGTAGGGTTTTTTCGGGGATGAAAGATTTATCGAAGAAATAGTAATGTCTATTCTCTCTGAATAAAAATCCAAAGGAAGTTAAATCCACCTTTGAAGCCAAGTCGATTGCTGAGTAACAATATTTCTGTTTGAAGTTATCAATGTTTAAAGTCAGGTCAGCACACTCATCCCATTTAGCCACATCGAAATATGCACTTCCCTCGGAGATCCAGACATTCAGCGATTTAACTTTAAAGTTTGCAAGGTCAGAAGGAACTTCACGAGCCTTAATTGCAGTAGCTTCAAATGCAATTGGATCTACGGAAACCCCGTAATTAGGGTTTGCTTTTCTCCAAGTACTTTCTTCAAATAAATCATCACCATCATCAATCGTATAAACAATCGCACAGAAAGTCTCATCTTCAACTTCCCCTAGTGCAACTTTCTTGGCATATTGTGATTGGCTGTGGCCGACCCCATCTGTATTAAATCCTGCTGTAGTACAGCATATTGTTAATGAGTCATTTCTTTTCTTTTGCCCTGATACGATTACGTCAAATAGAGCTCTACTCATAGCATGTAGCTCATCTAAGAAAGCTACTCTTAAGTTCAAACCATCCATTGATTTAGATTCAGATGACATTGAGATCATTTCTGAGTCTGTATTTTTGTCTACAAGTTTATGGGCCAATACCTCTACTCCAGAGGCTTTTAAATATTGTTCTGATTTACGGGCCATTGATCTTGAACCGTCTAGAATGATTCTCGATTGAGAGGATTTTGTTGCAAAGCAAGCAATTTTTTCCCCTGCTCTATTCTTTTCAAGGCCGAGAAAATATAAAGCACATTGAGATGCCATTGTTGACTTGGCGCATCCCCTGGGGACCTCTATGTGGATTGTTCTATATCTGGGAATTCTTAAATCTTTTCTATGTTTAAATCCAAGGGCAAAGGTCCATGCCCACTTTTGCCAAGACTCATATTTAATAGTGGGGGTTTCCCAAGTACCGATGTAGTGTTCGAACTTCTGCACTAGTCTTAAATATCTTTCAGCATACTCAGAATCGAAAACATATTTTGAAGTTGGGTCTTTAGTTAGTTCAATATCTTTTAAAAATCTGTTACAAGCTCCAATAATATATTTACAGGCAATTTTCTCACCAGAAACAATCTCTTGAGCATAGTTATAGGCTTCAAATAAATTTACTTCGTCTACAATATCGAAGGGGTTTTCTAAAGCCATTGCTGTGCCTCACTAGCTAAAATTCCTTTTCCGATTTCATATACAATATCTACCACTAAAGAATTTCCCAACTGTTTAATTCTTTCCTCAATTCCACTAATGTGTAGTCTATTGGAAGACCCATCATCAGTTCTAACAGTTTTGGATTCAAGCGTTGGGATTTGTCCGTACAAAGGGTTTCTCTCAAACCGTCTTTTTGCCCACCACTCGGATTTGGTTTCCTCTTTTTTAGAATAGGTCGGCCATGATCGAAACGGGTCGGGGTAGGGTATGTCGTTTCTCCATGCCACGATGTAAATTCTTTCCCGTTGATGTGGGGAACCAATTCCGTAACCAGAAAAAATCTGCCATTCACAATTAAGGCCCTTCTCGCAGAGATCTTGGATAACTCCTGCCAATCCTGTACTTCTAAGATTGTGTGAGTTCTCAATGATGACATATCTTGGTTTAATTTCTCCGATAAGTCGGAGATATTCATACCACAAGTTACTTGCTTCATTTTTCAATCCTTCTTTTTTACCAGCTACCGAATGACCTGAGCAGGGGTAGCCCCCACAAATTACGTCTATGTCATACATCTCTTCTACGTTTTTAACATATCGTATATCGTGGAACGCTGTTATTTCGGGCCAGTGTTTGTACAAAACCTCTCTACAGTTTTCATCGATTTCGCAAAAAGCGATTGTTTCAAAGCCGCCCGTTCTTTCAAGTCCTAAAGAGAAGCCACCTATTCCACTAAATAGATCTAGGACTTTTAATTTCCTAGGAGTATTCATCTTTTCCAAGCTAAAACCTCTCTTCTAACAAGGTCACACTGCTGATCCGTAAGGTCTGACAGTACTACCTCATAAGAATTAACCCCTAGAGCATCAGCTATTCTATTAAGATACATCATCTTAAACCTTCTCTGCCCTTGCATAGATTTAGCTTTAGGTATTTGGGAGTTAAGAAAAGTTTTCAGCTCTTCTTGCTTACTTTTTCGATTTTGCATTTTTAACTGCCTTACCTATATCTAAGTTGCACTCGAGTTCTAGTACTTTTACGCGTAGGTCTTCCATACCCCAGAAATCTTCACAGAGAGCTTCATCCATTTCTATTATGTCCTGTTCTGCAAACTCTAATCTTTTAACAACTCTTTTATACGCAATTAAATCTATAATAGTTATTGTTAATAGAACTACCATTATAACAATTGAAAATACTCTATCTGACATAAATCCCCCTTAATCAAATTCGTTTTTTTCTTCTTCCACATTTGAAAGTTTTTTATCTTTAACTAAAACTAAGTCCAACATTTTTGAGTAGCTTCTTATCTCAGCAATACAACTTTTGAGTAGGGCCAACTCTGGGCGGGCCTTAACTTGCCGTCCGTTTCTCCCCTCTGAAGTAAACGTCCTACCCTCTAACTCTATAATCTCTTCTAGCTCATCGTACTCTACACATAACGAACAGAGAATCTTTAATTGAGTCAAGTGAGAAAGTTTTAGATTTTCCCTATCTGATATATCAGCAATAAACATTTCCCAATACTTGGTATAGGCTCCATTCAAAGGTTTAGGGCTTGGAAATTTTTCTATCACAGAGAATCCTCCCCTTTAATAACTTCTTCTGGGAAGTACTTAATCATCATGGCGTTTTTGTATCCCTCTCTAAATTTTTGTCTATCTTCTTTATGGTTTAGTAAAATAAATGGTCCACCTCCAAACAGGTGAACAACTATATTTGTATCCATGTCTTCAAACCACAGGACATTTTCGTACTCAAAAACTGCCTCAATAATGCCATCTCCAAAAATAACAGGACTTAATCTTTCCATTATAGTGCTCCTATTGCATCAGCTTCATCCATTAATTGACGAGCTGTTTTTGTTCTATCTGCTTTAACTTTTCCTGGTACTACCCTTTGTTTTTCAATGTAGTCTAGGAAATCTGAGTTGGGAGTTATTGAGAATACTTCCCTACCAGACTCATAACTCTTAACCACTTCCCCAATATAGTATTCACCCCGATGTTTGTAGTCTTTAAGAAACTCATCAAAGGTTTCGGACTTATCGGGAAATCTTAGGCCCTTTCCCCCGTCTACTGGAGGATGACTTACTTTAAAGTCCGCAGACATCTTACTTATTTTGAGAGGCACATCATACCTCCCCCAATTTGAGATGTACCGAATTATAAAATTCTTCCACTCAGATAGGGCCAGCGAGCAAAGGAAATAGTAGTAATCTCCCTTAATGGCATACATATTGGAATTGACAGGTTTTCTAGCAATTAAGAACTGTCCGAACTCAGCAACTTCTTGGAATACTTCCTCTCCCTCTAAATTATCCGAAAAATTTTGGATCTCTATTTCAGGAATAGTTTTTCTTAAATCGTGCTCGGCCACTTTAGGAGCACTGAATCTTCTATCCTGTGGAGCTATTTTTAATTGAGAGACATCATTTAATAAAATTGCCATTGAAGTGTAGTTGTCTATTGTCTCAGAATCTTTTCCCTTCTCTTCGAGCGTTATTCGGGAATTGGCCAGAGCTTTTAATTTATTTAGAGAAGTAGAATCTGAAACCTCTACCTCTTCAAATACGACTAATCTTTTATTTTTAAATGCTGAGTTAAAGTTCTTGGCCAAGAGTTCTTTATTTCCTATCTCAGAATATTCCAATCCTACTAAGTAGGAGATGATAGACATAAGTAGTGATTTCCCTGTTCCTCTAGGCCCTGCTAGGCAGAGAATTGTCCCATTTCTACGAGTAAGAGCATAGTGGAGCCAATCCAATACGGCCTCTCTCTCCAATTCAATCGGAAATAGGTGTTCTATAAGAGTTTTAATAAACCCCCCATACTTAGCTGCAACTGGAGTTCTCTGCCATCTAGGGGGAGTATATAGATTCAGGTGGGCTATTTTACGGTTAAGCCCATCGTGCATTTTATAAATAAATGGTTCAATGGAAAAAGGGTCAAATACTGTAACCACGGACAGGATTTCAGAATCTCCAACTATCTCTAACTCTTTTCTATTTACCTTAGTTAGGTAGTATTGAATATCCATTTTTGGGAGAACTTTATGGTTCTCAGGATTGTACAAAAGGATTAGGGGATCTCCCTTTCTACGCTCGATGTTAATTAAAGGAACTAAGTTGGCAATATTATCAGAATCCCCAGGAACATAGGTATCAATAGTTGGGAGAGGAGTAGCTTCAACCTTCTCAGCATTTCTCAAAAAAGAAACTATCTCTGTAGAATATGAGTCAAAACTTTTAAGAACGCTCTCTAACTCTGTGGAATGGGACCACAAGGCTTCAGGGAAATTTATATTTTGCAGGAATCTTCCAGCAAGAGAGGTAGAACCACTAGAGGTTACAAATTTACCATTCGCCCATTTCTGGTATCCGTTCTTTTTAGCTAGTTTCAGGATAAGTTCTTTTTGCGTATCATTAAGCATTTACTACCTTCTTTGGACATAGGTTGAGGTGGAGGACTTTAATCCCTAATGAGCTATGTTCCTTTATTTCCAGAGTTTTTTCAGAATTTATATCGAAGTGGGGGAATACAAAGTGTTCATTAGCTATTAATCTTTCCTTCAACTTATACCGACTAATGCCCACTACTTCTAAATATTTATATATTGGGCAGTTAGATACCAATTTTTTAGTTAGGGGGTCTATTAGAAATATTTTAATATCCGAATAGAGCAGGTTATATAAAGGGATGAATGTAGCTATTTGGGAATCAGTATAGGATGAATAATCCTTCTTAGGTCTTGCCATTTCTTGCTCCTAGTTAATCTGTAGTCTCATGTACAACTAAGATAATTTTGGGTAAGGGTATTGTCAATTTAAAAAAAGAAGAATATAGTTATTTCAAGTTTGAGTTACGGTGTCCTGGTTTTTTCGATAGTCTCATAACTTCTTTCTTACTTTCGCACCGTAACAAAAACCTTCTCAAATCTCTACGAACTCTCCCTGACCTAGAAATAACACGCTGCTTCCGTCACACTTCATTAGCTTTAAAAACAACAAAAAAAAGAAAACGATTTTAAAAAATGAGTTACAAGTATAAATATATACCTGAAAAAAACTGTAACTTATTGTAATCATTCATTTTAGGCTATTTTGCCTTAAATTCAATATGCGTCATTTTAGCCCTAAAAAACTAATGTATCGACTTAGTTACCTTTAAATTTCTTTTTATTAAATTTTTAAAGGTAACTAAGTCGATACAGTGAATTTTAGCAGATTTAGGGCTATGTGATTTCAACTAGTTATGTGATGAGAAGTTCATACTTCTCATTTTACTTTATTGCTACAAATAGTAAATACGCACCGTGTAAATCTTACATCTGAGTTGCTTTTTTTCTTATTGGGTGTATGTCTTGCATAGGTCTAAAGATAACGTATTTAACTATAGGAGGTATTTATTAAAGGTTTTGAGAATGGTTTTTAAGCCAGGAAAAGAACACTTTAGGTACTCTCACGGTATGTATGGTACTAAAATTTATATGTGTTGGAACAACATGAAGAAGAGATGTCAAAATAAAAAATCTAAGAGATATGGGATGCGAGGAGTAACAGTATCTGAAGATTGGGAGAAGTTCGAAAACTTTTATTCAGATATGGGTGACATACCTTTTATTGGGGCACAGATAGATCGAATTGATAATAGTCTTGGATACAGTAAAGAGAACTGTAGGTGGACTACCCGTAAGATGAATACATTAAATAGATCTAATTATGGTAAGTATTTGAAAGGAGTGAGCTTTGAAAAGCGTACGAGTAAGTTTACTTCGAATATAGCTATTCATGGTGTGTGTTATGGGCTTGGGACATACTTCACAGAGATAGAAGCACATAAGGCTTTCTTAGTGGTTTTTAAAGAGTGGTATGGATTTAATGCGACAATATAAATGATTTTTTAACAAGGAGTATTTATGAAAGGGTTTTCCACAATCGAAAGAAGGATCTCAGCGAATGCCGATCACACTAAATTTAGGGTTCAATATAAGGTAAATGGTAAGGCCAATGCTCGGATTGTAGGAACCATTGCCGAGGCAAGGGAGGTTAGGGATAGGACAGATCTATCAAATACTCCTAGGCCGAAAATGGAGCTCACAGAGATCACAATACCTAAGCAAGTTTCGCTGGGCACTAGACTTGCAGAAAGAAAATTAGAAGTAGTCGAAAGATGTTTATCAATAATGGAGAGTTTATGAGTAATGAAATGAAAAGAGAAGTATCGGTAAAGTGCCGAGCTTATTACCTTAAGGGTGTGAATATTAACTACAGCTTTGAAACCTTAGAGCATCTTGCTACCGATTTAGGTGCCAAGCTTATGGAGAATGATGTCCTAGTAGTTGATAATCAGAACGGAGATAAAAGGAAGATGTATAAGAAAACTCGTAGTGGGGCAGTTATTATATACGCCCACTTGGAGAAGGACATCTTCACTGAGATGCCTAAGATTACTAGGAATCGAGGAGCATTGGAGTTCTTCGACTATGCCAAGTGAGGGCCTATTGCACTTATTTCTCAGGGCCTACGGATATATCAATAAGCAATAGGGCAAATAGCCCCGAAGAGGCAGGAGAAATGGCCCGTTTTAGATTAGTTAAGCATGTGCAAAGCGGAGCTAGATATAAGGTACTTAAAACGGTAGAGGATGAAAATATTACAGAGGTGGAAGAAATTAGTATTGAGAGAAGAGGGGATATGCTACACTGAGCTATAACTAACAAGCTTAGGAGCAAATAAATGATCGCTAAAATCAACTCAGTCCTTTTACCTTTGAACGCAGCTTTGGGAATATTCCTGGTAATCATTATCGTGCTTAAAAGCTTGGGAGCTATTTAAGAATGAGCAAAGTACTGTTTTATAAAATAGGCGATCCTGATTATGGCAATAGGCCGCTACAGGTCCACTATACTTGCCTCAGTTGTGGCGAAGGAATTAATGTATTCAGTCTGATTACTTCCGAATTATTTAACGATAGAGTTGCCCTAGAAAGCTATATATCCTGCATAAGTAATAGAAATAATTGTAAAAAGTGTGAGAGTGGTGAACAATGCCAAAATACTTACTAATACTATTTACTCTGGCCTCCTATGGGAAGAGAGATCCGTCAAATATCTGCCTAACTGCAGATCAAATGGTATACAAATGCGTGTCCAAACAGATAGACACTAATCCGGCAAGTTATATGCTAGAGGACCAGGTCCAAAGGTGTACTGATAGGTATCAAACTGGTAGTTGTTTCTATGAGAGGGATTTGTGAAATTAGATGAAGTTAGGGCTGTATCTATGTCTTTCCTAGCAAACTAATCCCAACTTTCCCCAACTTAAATAGGGCATAAATAGCCGTATTTCAAAGAAAAACAGGCATTTTAACACAGCCACAAGATTCAAGTCAACAAAAACAATAGCTTAGGGGCTTCACCCCTATTCTTCTTCTTGCGCACAAAGTCGATTCCGCGACGGTAGAAGGGGGTTAGCATAACCTCTCGGAATCCCCCCTACCTACCCTTAATAACTTATCATGCCTACCTAAACCATTGTAATCATAGGCATGGCACAGTGTATGCCATTGCATAACAGATGCCAATATTAATATTATTTAGTATTAGTTATTGGGTATAACTATACACCACTCATATCAGTGTGTTACACCATATAGCATGGCCATAATGTGCTCTTTAAATGCCTATAATGCCCTTATTATCATCTAGTTATCCAGTATATTCATTAGATGCATGTAGTAGGGTAGGAACTAGGTACTATCTAATACGCTCATATCAGTATTCCTTTATAGATACCTAGTGAATAGGGCACTGATATAAGCGTATTAGATGATTAGATGATTAGATGATTAGATGATTAGATGATTAGATGAT